GATTTGGTTTCAACTTTAAATCAGACGGACAAACTAATTCTTTTAGCTAAAATGAGATTTGATTTATCAATGAAGTCTCTTTGCGAGATGTTTCAAATTTCGTCTTTGCGTACTGCTTTTAGACGAGTTCAATCTGCATTAGAACATTTTACTATTCATGCCAATAATTCGTCTTACAAAGAAAAATTAGAGTATTTGTTGGATAATGAACATTGGATTATGACAATGCGCAGAGAACAAGTTGAAAAAAATGTTTGCGGTTAATTCGCAAACTTTTTTTATGTTAATTAAGCATATTTTAAAGCATGATAAATATTTTGTTAAAAAAGATTAATAAGGGTTTTGCATTAGTGAAGAATAGATGAATAATTTAAACTTTAAATAGATATTTTAAGTTATTCAAAAGGATTAAATGTATCAATTTCATTTTTATTTCCACGTTTGATTATGGCAAATTTAAATAACAATATCGCAAATATGGCAAATGGTATACACAATAATATAGTGGTAATTTTAAATGGTTTGCTATCAACTTCAAATAATGGAGTGCTTGAAACTTGAACATTCCATTGAGGTGAGCTTATATGAGGTAATTTTTCACTATTAGTTATTATTGAACTCATTTTGTCGCAAGCGTCTGAGTAGACATAGCCACATTCGTTGGTTATGGTATATTTGCAATAATACCAGATGTTTGTACGTTCGTCAATTACACTTTCGCCATATATTTTTCCATAGTAAATCAAATCTTCGCAATATAAAGGTAAATATGTTTTTAAGTTAGGATTATTTGAGTTTACAAAAGGTTTATCGTACATTCCTCTACTAGAATTGCTATATACTCTAAATGAAACATTATTTAAATATGGTGTTTTGGGAATGCCTTGTACACACTGGACTTGAGATTTTTTTACAAAACCAACAGTGTCAATATATCTTGCTTTATAAAATTCATTATTATAATCGCTTAGCAATTGAACGTAGTATGAACTTTCAAGCATATAAAATACATTTGAGTAATTGGTGTTGTCTTGAGGCGTTTTGTAAAGATAACAGCCGGCTTGTGTAATTTGTGCATAAGCGACACTTTCGGCATTAATTTCTTTTATTGGTTGAAAAATGCTTAAAAAAATATTAATTATAATTAATAAAATCTTCATAATTTCATTTTAACACATATAAATTAAAAATTTTTGGCAGTTAGTGGTTAAATTTCACTTTTCTTGTAGTAAAATACGGTTATGAATATTGTTGAAAGAATTTTGGCAATAACTCACGAACAAAAGCAAAGGTTACAAAAAAACAAACTTCAATATTACAACACAGGAGATAAAATCCATAAAAAACAACTTGAGTTTCATAAATGCAAAGCAAAAAACAGATGGGTATTTGGTGGGAACCGTAGTGGCAAAACCGAATGTGGGGCGGTAGAGGTAGTGTATTATGCTAGAGGTAATCATCCGTATAGAAAACTAAACAAGGCAACAAATGGTTGGGTGGTGTCATTGTCTAGTCAGGTACAACGTGATGTTGCTCAAGCAAAAATACTAAACTATATTAACCCCGATTGGATTGTTGATGTAAATATGTTAAGCGGTAGGAAGGATAATCCTAGTGGAGGTGTGATAGATTACATATTAATCAAGAATATATTTGGAACAGTTTCTAAAATAGGCTTTAAAAGTTGCGACCAAGGACGTGAAAAATTTCAAGGCACAAGTTTAGATTATGTTTGGTTTGACGAAGAACCTCCACAGGATATTTATTTGGAATGCAAAATGAGAATATTGGACACCAATGGTGAAATGTTTGCAACAATGACTCCGTTAAAGGGCTTGACTTATGTGTATGATGAAATATATCTTAACAAATACAATGACAAAAACATTTGGCATATATTTATGAGTTGGGACGATAATCCATATATAAGCGAGGAAGCAAAAGCCAATATGCGTGCAAGTATGTCAGCTGAAGAACTTAGAAGTAGGCAATTTGGCGAGTTTCAGGATTTTGGTGGGCGTGTTTATACTGAATTTGATGAAAGTGTAAATGTGATAGAACCATTTGATATTCCAATTGAATGGCAAGATAAAATTAGTATAGATCCAGGACTAAAAAATCCTTTAAGTGCGCATTGGTATGCAGTTGATTATGATGGAAATATTTATGTGGTGGCGGAGCATTTTGAAGCCGAAAAGGATATTAGTTATCATAGCGAGCAAATCAAACGAATATCGGATAAACTTAATTGGCATAGGGGGTTTAACGGAATGTTGGAAGCAATAATTGATAGTGCAGCAAATCAAACAACTCTTGCAAGCGCTAAAAGTGTAACACAGTTATTTTATGATTATGGGATATCAGTTGACCCAAGGGTAAACAAAGATATGTTTTCAGGTATACAGCGAGTAAAGTCGTATTTAAAAGATGCGAATGGAAATACACGGCTGTATATTTTTAAAACTTGTACAAATCTTATACGAGAATTAAAGGCATATCATTGGGGTAACAGTGATGCTCCAGTAAAGACTGACGACCACGCACTTGATGAACTGAGATATTACATAATGACAAGGCCTACTAATAATCCGCCTAAAGAAGAATTATCGCCTATTGAAAAGCAAAAGCAAATGTTAATAAGGCGGTTAAGGCACAGATGAATATAGAAGAGTTAGATGAAGAAACATTTAAAGCTATTAAAAAGTTGGTAAAAGGTTTTTGCTTGAAAGAGGTTGTAAATGAGTATGTATTAGATGCTAATGGCAATAAGCAATTAACCAAACAAAAAATTAGTAAGAAATTGGTTCCGCCTAATACGGACATATTGAAGATGTTGTACAACAAAGAAAATGTCGCTGTTGGTTTTGATGGTTGGAGTGATGCTGAGTTGGAAAAAGAAAAACAAAGATTGTTGAAGATATTGAAAAAAGGAGAAAACAATGAATATCGAACAAACTAAAGTAAAAATAAAATGTAGTGTCAGTGGTTGTAATAATCAGTCTGAGCATACAATTGTAAATAAGAAATTTGTATTTGATGGCAATTTTTATTTATGTAATGATTGCTTAAAACAATTATATTCAATGATTGGTAAGGTGTTAACACCTAAAAGCCCTATACCAATTTATAAAAAAAGGAGTAAAGATGAGTAAACGAAAATTAAATTCACAGGACATAGTTGAATCAGTACGCCAAGACTATTTGGCAAGGCGTGAAGCACGTAGAAGTTTAGAGGCACAATGGCAATTAAATATAAATTTTTATGTAGGTAATCAATATAGTTATATTGCTAGCAATAACAATGTTGAAGATTATGATAAACAATATTTTTGGCAAGAAAAGGAAGTATTTAATCATATTGCACCAATGATTGAAACTCGTATTTCAAAAATTACAAGGCTAAATCCTAAAATTGAAGTCTTACCAGCATCAATGGATCTGGCAGATATAAAAAGTGCCAAATTATCAAAGGAAATTTTTGAATCGGTGTCAAATAAATTGGATTTGCCAGCATTGTCTAAATATGCTAGTACATGGTGTGAAATATGTGGCAGTGCATTTTATAAAATTACTTGGAATAGCGAAGCAGGAATGATAGTGGCAAATGACGATAAAAAATCTATTAAGGAGGGTGATGTTGAAATTAGCGTATGCTCGCCATTTGAAATTTTACCCGACAATTTATCATGTGAAAGCATAAATGATGTAAGTAGTATTATTCATGCAAAAGCAGTAAGTATTGACACTATTAAAAATATTTATGGTGTTGACGTAATGCCAGAAATGGTGCATTCGTTTAGTTTAGACAGTGGTTTTGGTTCTGGTGGCGGATTAGGATATGATGCACATATTAACAAAATTACTAATATGGAACTTGATAATCATTGTGTGTTAATAGAAAAGTATGTTAAGCCAAACAAGGCAAACCCTAATGGTCGACTTACTATTGTTGCTGGTGACAAGTTGCTTTTTGATGGTGATTTGCCATATTTAAATGGAGACAATGGAGAGAGAATTCTTCCTTTTGTAAAGCAAATTTCTGCTTATATGCCAGGATGTTTTTATGGTGTAAGCATTATTGAACGTCTTGTTCCAATTCAGCGTGCATATAATGCAATTCGTAATCGCAAGCATGAATATTTTAATCGTATTTCAATGGGTGTATTAACTGTTGAAGATGGAAGCGTGGATACTGATGCTCTTGAACAAGATGGGTTATCACCTGGTAAAGTATTGGTTTATAGACAAGGCGGACAGGCACCAAGTATTATGACCACACCAGATATAAATGCGGACTTTAAGGCAGAAGAAGAACGCCTTATGGACGAATTTAAAAATCTTGCAGGTGTAAGCGATTTGATGGACGATAGTGAAAATTATACAAATTTATCTGGAACTGCACTGCAATTGTTAATCGAACAAGACGACAATCGTGTTATTAGCGCAATAAATAGTGCAAAACAAGCTTTAAAATTATTGGCAAAACATATTTTAAGGCTTTATAGACAATTTGCAATGTTACCACGACTTATTAAGATTGCGGGCGAAATGGGTGAAGTTGAAATGTTCTATTGGGACAAAAATTCTATTCGTAGTGATGATGTTGTTTTTGATACGTCTACTGCACTCGGAGAAAGCGTTGGCGCAAGACGAACAATGTTGCTTGATTTGTTGAAATCGGGGATATTGTATGATAAGGACGGTAAGTTTAGTCAAAGTATGCGTTCAAAATGCTTGGATTTACTCGGATTTGGTACTTGGGAACATACCACAGATATAAATTCGTTACACATTAATCGTGCGCAAGAAGAAAATATAAATATGCGTAGTGCAGAAGTTGAAATATTTTCTATAGATGACCATGAAATACATATTGAAGAACATATATCATATCTTTTAAGTTCGGCTATTAAAGATTGTAAAGATTATGAACAAGTTAAAAATA